TTTCCCCCAGGTTCGCACCTGGAAGCCGACCACCGCGCCAGCCGCCCAAGTGCCCGTCGGGACATCCCACCTTGACACCGCCGAGGCCGTCTTGGCCCCTGTTGTCCAAGACACCCCGCTGTCAGTGGTGTAGCGCGCCTGGTAGAACGTTTGCGCGGTTGTGTCCACCGGGTTATGAACCCAGCCCAGCGGAAACACCCGGTCACAGGCGGCAACCGGGCCAACCGTCAAACTGGGCGCATCCGGCGGCCCAATCAGCACAACCTGATTCGACACCACCTCCGCCGAACGCCGCCCCGTCGCATCTAACGTTTCCGTCGACACCCCGTACACAATCACCGAGGAACCCGGCGGCGACGCATCTAGATACGACAACGACGACCCCGGCACCGTGACTAGATCCGCCCAGTTGGTTGAACCACCCGACACTGTCCCCCGCCGTATCGGGTGCTGACGCTCACCAAAAGCGGTGCCATCAGCAAACGACACCAACACCCCCGACGTGCCCTGCCGTGCCGCCGACACCCCCGTGGGCGCCGGTGGTGTGGTGAACGCCGGATTGCTCCACGCTGACCAGTCCGAACTACCCGCACCATTCGACCGCTGCACCCGTGCCCGTGTGCGCCGGTTTGGTGCCGTTGACATCATAATCGACGACGCTGGTTGCCACGTCATCGCCGACTGCACAACCCCGTTGACCTCCTGTTGCACCAGCATCGACGACGCCGCACCGTTACCCGGGTCAGTCACCGTCATCGTCAACGTCAACTGCTGATCCCCCGGCTCGGCGCTCAACTGAAGATCGGCAGGTGTTCCCGGTGGTGCCACCAGCGGCGCCAACGTCAACGTGCCCGATGCTGTCTTGTCAACCCCTGAGTGTGGCCAACGGCAACGCAACTTCAAATTGATTGTGCGGGTACCGTCCGGGTTATGCTGAATCGTGAACGTCCACGGGCCGTGAGTCTTCGTCGCCCCCGAATTATTCGAGTCAGGGGAATGCACACTGAAAGTGTTATTATCAACCGTGCCGTCAAAAATGGCGTCATTCCAGCCGTAATACACCGAGCTGGACCCCGGCACCTGCTGAATATAGCACCGCACCTGCGACGCGTTAGCACCAACATCCGGGGTGCCGTACGCGTCAACCTGCAACCGCACCGTAAGGGCGATACCACCATGGGCGATGCTCAACCTGTTAGTTGCCATCAGACATCAACCTTTTTCCTGGAGTCGTTGCGCGAATGGTTCAACCCGTCGCGTATCTGCGCCAAGGTACGTAGCGACTCGTCCATTGGGAACCCGGCCAGAATAATGGCAATCTGACTCAATATGGCAAGTGCTTCATCGCTGCTGAGCCCATCGTGCGCAGGTATTGCTGCGGCTGACATTGCGGGCGCCCCCGAGATTGCCAACTGCGTCCGCCCCGCAATATTTGCCGCCACAGTGGACAACCCGGCACTAGATAGCGACACGCCGTCGGCACCAACCACATCAGGTGCGCCCACAATTAGCGTCGGTGTCACATCGACTGCCATTGTCGCGAACATGTCCTTGACCTTCGTGGAGAGTGTCTGCGCCGCCTTGACAGCAATAGACGCCGACCTCGTGACACCATTAGCTAGCCCTTGCATCAGATAGTCGCCAAACTTGGCAAGCACCGTTGACGGCGAGTTGATGCCGAAGACTTTAGCGAACGGCCCAAGAATTGTCTTCGCCAAGCCTTTCACCTTGTCGACAATCCAATCTTTCGCCTTGTTCAACCCGTTCCACAACCCTTGGATGACGTTGTGGCCCCAGTCCTTCAGCACCGAGAGAGCATCGCCGATACCATTTTTGATCTTATTGGGGATGTCCTTAACCCAAGCGACGACAGCATCCCAAGCTTTCGTGATACCGTTTTTCATGCCGTCGATGACGTCGCGGCCCTTTTGCAACAGTGTTGATGCCAGGTTGCCAATTGCGGACAAGATGCGCCCAGCAACCCCGCCAAGCCATTCTCCGATCTTAGCGAACGCCTGGACGATGCCCTCAAGCAATCCGAGTAGCAGCTGCAACCCGGCCATGACTAGCTGCGGTATCGCTTCGATAATGGCGGTGACGATAGCGACAATAATGTCGGGTATCGCTTCGATCAGTGGCGGGATTATCAACGGGATCGCTTCAACCAACGCCATCAGCAGTTGAATGGCACCGTCGATCAGTTGCGGAATAGCGGCAACAATGGCGTTGATCAGTGACGTGATAATCTGCGGGATGGCCGCCACCAGCGGCGGGATAATCTGGGGGATCGCATCGACCAAGGCCATCAGCAGCTGAATAGCCGCCTGTATCAGCTGCGGCACAGCGGTCACGACAACCTGGATGATGGCGTCTATGATCTGCGGTAAAGCAGCGGTCAATGGGTCGATGATTTGAGGTATCGCATCAACCACGGAGGTTAGGAGAGTAACTGTGGCATCGAGCAGCGGGCCGACCGCGTCAAGGACACCGGAGATCAGGGCATCCAGAATCTGCGGTATCGCGTCAATCAAAGGGGGAATGATCAGGGGTATCGCGTCTACGAGGGCCGTTAGCAGCTGAACGGCCGCATTCACGAGTTGCGGCACCGCCGTTGTGATGATTCTCACAAGTGCCGAGATGACCTTCGGGAGTGCGTCCACCAACGGTGGAATAATTTGCGGCACAGCATCAACGAAGGCCATCAACAGTTGAATGGATGCGTCGATTATCGTCGGCAACTGATCAGACAGGAACTTCTCCAGAGATGCAATCAGCATATCCATGGCGCCCAACAGGCCGGTGATCACACCCGGCAACGCGTCAATGATCCCCTGGAGCAGCGACGACACGGCGGAAACAATAATCGGCATAGCGCTTGTTACAGCATCGAACAGTGCCGACAACACCTTCGGTATGATCTTAACCAAATCAGGGATAGCCTGAACAATGCCAAGGACAAGGCCGCTCAGCAGCTGCATGCCAGCATCAACCAGCTGAGGGATCATCCCAACCAGCGTCGTTATTAAGGCGGTGCCAACTTGCACAATTTGCGGTATCAATGCGGGGATACTGTCGGCCACTTTGCTCACGACACCGACAACCTTATCGGCCATCTTCGGAATCATGTCGATGATGCCACCGACGGCACCGTACACGTCGCCGCCGCCCATTGCCAGCATAGAGAACAGCCCAATAGCAATACCAACCGGACCTGTCAACGTTGAGAACAGTGGGCCGATAAGTGGCACTGAGCGAAGTATCATACCTAACGGCCCAGCCAACGCCCCCAACACTGGAAGCAACCCCTTGATCTTATCGCCGAACCGGTCAACACCACCCTGAAGACCTAGCGTCGACCCAAACGACTTTATCTTGTCAGTCATACCGGCAATGAAGTCGCGAATCTTCGGCGCCCAAACAGCCAGTTTGTTTGTCATAGCGTCGATCAACGGTTGCAACGCCGAGGTCACTCCTTTGATTGCCGGTTTCAAATCGAACAATACCGGTTTCAGCGCCTCCAGCGCTGGTGACAGAAACGCGGCACCCAAACGGGACAGTTGCGCCCGCACAATAGCAATACCGGAGGCGAACGAGTTAGATGTGACCAGCGAATCACCCAGTTTGGTTTCGATCGCTTTTTGCAAGTCGTCGAACCCAACCTTGCCAGCGCTAACAAGTTTTTGCACCTCATCAGTTGACTTGCCCATTGACGTCGCCAACATGCTGATAACCGGGATTCCCTGCATACCCAGTTGCTTAATCGCCATACCCATGTTGCGTGGGGAGACGGCGACCTTGTTCATAATCTGGCCGACGTCTTCCATGTTCATGCCGAACGCGGTCGCCAAGTTTGAGGTGTTACGCAGCGCACGGTCCATGTTGGCGCCGAGCTTCACGCCGGCGGCCGCGTACAGTTGCCCAACAGACGCCGCCTGATCCAACGAGTGCGCGGTGCCGTCGACGGCGTCAGTGGCGCTACCGAGCAGACTTTCCGTCTGCTTAAGGTCCAAACCAAGAGCGTGCAACTTATCACGGGTGGCATCCAATGACATGGCGCGGTCCCAGCCGCCCTTCAACGCCACCCCAACAATTGCCCCCGCTATGGTGGCTGCAACACCGACACCGATACGCCCCATTGTGGCCAACGCCTGACCGGTAACCCTGATGCCAGCCTTGGCGGCTATAGCCAGCCCGCCGCCGAGCTTCTGCCCGATAGTTCGACCTTGCTGCTGCGCCCCCTGGCCAACCACACCAGACTGTGACTGGATCTGCTGATTGAGGCTTTGCCCAAACCCTTGAGCATTCGGTGCCACTGATACCCAGGTTGAACCGGCCTGTGCCATGTTTCACCTCCTTGAGGCGTTGCGTTTACATCTGGCGGCTTGTGCCGTCCTTGAACTGCCCAGCTTTCGCGCGGGCCAGCAGATCTTCGACCTCCTCACGACTACGCCCGCCAGTGTTACCGTGGTGCTCGTTTGGCTGTTTCACCCAAGGTCGCGAAGGGTGCGGTTTAAACTGGCCAGTCTTGCCAGCCAGCGCCAAAGCGAGCAACTGCACGGAATCGAAAACGTCAGCCGTCAGCGCGGCCTCCCAGCTGAACGGGTACGGCCAATGATTCAACGATGCGCACAGCTGCGTCGACGGGTCAGCCGACAGCCTCTCCGTTAGCCGTATCGCCTCACCGTAGCTGACACGTCCCCCAACATCGCCTAGACTGCGGTTGAGCCGGCTCCGCCAGTCATACTCGACAGCCCCGCGGTGCTGGCGGACGAGGCGAGCGAAGCCGAGGATTCCCCCAAGCTTGCCCCTGCCGTCTGGTTGTACTCTGCCTGCCACGCCAGGAACATCTGTTGGAAGTCGTTGATGTCCATCTCGTCCATATCGGCTACCTGTTTGGGTGATACGAGCGACATCAGTTGACGCATCTGCTCGTTGCTGTTGGCGGTTTCACCAATCTCCAACAATCGCCCAAGTTTCAGCATCAACCGCAACCTGATATCAGGTATCGGCGGTTCATCGTCAAACTGGACCGGGTGCCAGATGAGCAAACGATCAATGACCTCATAGTTTCTGCCGTCGGGTGTTGTACCTCGCCGCATCATGTTTTCTCCTTACAGCAACCCGCAGATGTTGAAACCCCAGCCTGCGCTGCGGCCCACAGGCTGGGGCGATTGAGGGCCGGGCTGTTACTCCGGCGACTTCAGCGACGTCGACCACACCTCAAGGTGGCCGTTGAGCTCCTGGTTGAACTCGCACGCCAACGTCACCTTGAACGCGGTAGCCTCCGTGCCCTTCAGCGAGATTGAATCGACGGCGGTGACAACAGCCTGCGGTGCGAACACGCGCATCATCTCGGCACCGTCGATGGAATCCACGACGATACGTGTCGGCTTGCGTAGCGTGTTCGTGTTGATGACGAAGTGGCCCTCTTCCGCCACCTGGTCGACTTTCACCCCGAACGCCAGTTCAATGGTTTCCTTTTTCGTCTCGACCATTGTGAACTCAAGCCCGGGTGTGTCATCGGGTGCGGCGCGCAGCACACGCACAGTGGCGCCTTGCTGCCAAACCTTGAGGGGTGTTGACTGCCCAGCGCCGGGCATTGTCAGGTTGACGCCGTCCTCACTGTTGAAGCCGAGATCAGCCCAACCGGTCAGGTCGGAGCCGGTGCCGGTAGGGGCGTCTTGTAGCCCTTCCGGGTCGTTGTATACGGCGCCTGTGACGGCTACGCGCACATTGTCGGCATTGGTTGCCATGGTGGTTTCCTTTCAGTTGCGCCGCAGATGGTTGGTTGTTATTCGGTTGGTGCCTGATCAGGAGTGACGGTGCCGTTGGTTGGCGGTGTGTGTTTCTTCTCACGTCCCCGAGGCGGGGTGGTCTTCAGCCATCCTTGCCCAAGGTAGTCGTTTACACGGTCGTCGCGGACGTTGACCGTCCGGCCGGATTTAGGATACTTGATCCACATGTTGGGTTCCTCTCAAAGTGATGTCGAACAGTAGCTGTTTCATCGGTGCGGACTCTTCGCCAAGGTCGGTTGGCCCGCCGGTTATTGAGATAACTGTCACCGGGTCACCGTCGGTGATCGACGGGAGCACAGCGAGCAACCGGGAAACTAGCTGGTTGCATTCGGCCAAGGTTGGCGCCTGGACGCGGCACTGCATCAGCGGCATGTCGAATGGCGCCTCAATGTTCCCACCGATACGGTTCCAGGTGATCGCCGGTTGGTTATCGCGGGGCATGATGGTGTCAACCGTGATACCCGGTATCAGTTGACGGGTACTACCTGTCAGGACCAGCTCGGCGTCCGGGTAGATGATGCTTGGAGGTTGCCAGGTGGCCATCTACTTCTTCTTCCTGCTGCGCCCGCGTTTACCGGACGATGCGCCTAACGCTTTGGTGAGCACACTGTGCCGTCTTTCAACAGACTTGGCGTACTCTGCGTCGTTGCCGACCTGCACGAGCATGCGGTCAGTGTGGGAAGTGCGTATGAACATGTGCGAAACGTAGTTGCCGGTCACCACTGGCGCACTAGCCAAGGCAGCCGATAGCACTGCTGAGCCTTCAGCATCAAGCATTTGAGCCACGCCATAGCCGCCGTCCAGCATCTCCTGTATCGTTTTGCTGTTCAGCTCAACGGGACCGATCGCACCGCCTGTTATGGCCATCAGCCGAGCCTCCGTGACGCCTGCAACGTTGTGCCCGGGTTCTCCCCGGTCAACGGGTTGTGCCAGTCGTGCGGGGCCCCGGTGACGTCGTAGACGATGCCCCGGATTTCGAGACGGTCCCGGTCTGTCACATCGGCACCGCACGGGAGGGCGACGTTCAGCCGCTCGTACAGTTGCTCACGTCCCACGTCGACATGCTCGTTTGTTTCCGACGGCCAGATGGCGCAACCGTCGATCGCCAGCCGGCTGCAGTTGTCCCAGTCGGGCTGGTCAGTTTTGCCACTGTACGGGTTATTGGCCAGCCCGGCACGTAACCGGTACACCGTCTCACCGTGGCACAACATGTCACACCTCCGGTGTGAATATGGGGCGCCCGGCAATGTCGGCACCGCAGTCGCAATAGTTGGCGCCAAAGTTCACAGCGCAAGTTTGGGCGTGTGTGATCCTGCGGTTAGGTACCGTGTCGATGCTGAACGCGCCGCTTGAGCCCTTGCAGATGGCCTGCAATTGGGTGATTTCGCTGGGCCAGAACATGGCCCGGCGCGGCTGGCGGGTGTCGATCACCTGCCCGAACGGGCCGGTTGTTTGCGACTGCAACGCGCCGGTGCCGGCTTCGTCCCAACGGAGTATCGCGCCGCGTAATATCGCTTTCGCGGCGGCCGCTTTCGCCGGTTCCAAGTCATCGTTGCCTAGGCAGGGTGCGACCATGACTGCCATTGCCAGTGCGTCGTCGATCATCGCTTGCGCTTTTAGTGCGTCAATTTGTGCGAATGGTTTGAGATCTTCAACGGTGATTATGGCAGTCATGCCCGGCCTTACTTCGGTTTCGGCCCGGGCTTGCCCCGGGGTTTCGGTGCTGGCGTTTCTGGGGCGTCCAGGGGTGCGGTTGGGCGTGTGGCCCTGTCCGCTGCCCCCTGGAACCCCATGAGTACCAGTGTGGCGGCCTTGTCATCGGGTACGGTGACAAGGGCGCCGCTAGGTGATAGCAGTGTTGCCATGTCGATTAGCCGACCGGTGTTGGCGACTTGATCAGGGCGAATGCGTCAAGATCCGCGATACCCCAGCCGTACACGACTTCAGCGCGGAACGCGACCTGGTTGTTGCGCTTCAGGTCGCCGCCGCCATCCGGGTCACCGTAGGGGATCATCGAGATCCCGATGGCCCGCTGGATGCCCCACTGGACCGCGTTGAACTGGCCGATGATGCCCAGCAGCAGCGAATCGGCAGCGGCGACACCAGTAGCACCCACCGTGTTCGACACGGACGCGCGGTGCCCGTCCAGGTTCGACACGGTGGTCGATAACTGGAAGTCCGGGTAGAGGCGCTGTTCCGTCTGGATGGCGCGCTGTGCCGCAAACTGGGCGGCCAGCGACGGGTCCAGTGCGAACTCGGACGGCACGAACCGGCTTGCCAGGACGAGCGCATCGGCGGCGTCCATTGGCACGTACGGTTTGTCAGTGCCAGCCTTCACCACGATGTTGGTCGCGGCGGTAAGCTTCTGCGTCATCGCCGACACCGTTGCCCCTGTGGACGGGTTGATGCCATGGATGATGCCGTAGTCAAGTGCGCGGGACAGTGCCGGCTGGATCAGGTCGAGCACCTGGCGGATAACATCTACCTTGGTGTCCTCGTCAGCCCACTGCACCTCATCAGTCCAGCGGACAGTCTTCTGGAACTTGAACGGGGCGGTGCGAACAATCTTCGGTGTGATTGTTGACCCCGACTTGTTGACGCCCTCGCCGACGTATTCGGCTTCGCCGATGTCGAACGTCATCGAGTGGCCCTTGCCAAAAAGCATGGGCATGGAGTTTGACAGTGCGGCGATGACCGAACCGTACTTGACCTTACCGAGCCAAGGCTGGAGGATCTCATCGGGCAGTTCTAGCTGCTGGGTTGTAAAAGTTGCCATGATGGCAGTTTCCTTTCAGTTGTGCCGCAAGGTTGGTTGGTTGTTAATCGTCTCCGAACAGTTCGCGTGCGACTTCACGCAGTTTGCCGTCTGACGGTTTCGTGTTGCTCTGTAGACCTTCACGCGGTGACGATGAGGCGGCTTTGGCATCCTTGGCAAGCCTTGTTGCCAGGGCGGTCATGGCGTCCACATCGCCGGTCAGCAGTGCCGCGTCGTCGGCTGTCAAGCCGAACTTCAGGGCGATGTTGGCGCGCTGCGCGGCGGTAGCTTGTGCGTCGAGTTGCTCTTGTAGCGCGGCGAGCGTGTCGGCTGTTTTCTGCTCCGCAGTCTTGGAAGCATCCTTCAGCTTTGCCAGCTCGGCGACGGCATCAGCGTTTTCTTTGGCTTTCATGCGGTATGAGGCGGCCTCAGCGCGTAGCTTCGACACGTACTCTTGATCGAAGACTTTCTGGTCTTCAGGCCCGGTGCCAGGTGTCTGGCCTGTTGCGCCGTCGGGTGTATCCATGGTTAACCTCCTGGGACTTGGTTGTGCACCCTCCTCTGGAGGGGCGGTCTATGGGTGCCCGTATGCGGGCATAGGAAACCCCGCACCAAACGGCGCGGGGCGTCAATGCCTTCGGGTTAGCGACTCTGTGCCGTCGGTTTTTGGTACCAGTATCGAATGAAGTCGTCATAGGCCTTTTTTGCGATCGGCCTAGGTGTTGCCCCAGACAGGAGGGCATACGCCTCATCAAACGGCCGATCAGGCGAAGCTAGCGCGTTAAGGCTTTCTAGATCGTCCAGTACAGCGCCCGGATACGGGTCAGGCATGATTATCACCTCTCATTTAGCACTATACCCTATCAGCGGATGACAAGAATAGATCCCAAGCTACCTGGTCTAGTATCTTGACACCACCATCAGCAGTGTATTCGTAGATCACGCGCGCTGCCTCACCTTTGCCTACCCCGTTGTTGTCTAGGAAGACCACAGAGTCAAACAGCCCCAAATCCATCGCTTGATTGAACGTGACCGGGATGTCCGAATAGATGTGCGACTGAATGTCGATAGGCACGTTCCGACCAGTGCCTGCGGCTCGACTATTCGCCCTAGCCAGTCCTTCGCTCGGTTCGAGATAGACACCAGCTGCTTTGACCTTGTACCCGGCGTCTTTGGCTTGCTGTATCTTCTTCAGCACCGAGTCGATACCGCCGTCGCCTGTTCCGTCGAATACGATCGGCAAGTTACGATCCAGCGCAGCCTGATATGCCAGTTTGGTCATATATGAGGATTCCTCATGGGCTTGCCTCGCCCAATCAGCTCCCTCACCTTGCTGGCCAGCTAATGAGCTATTTGCTTGCTGAGTCGCCCTCATCTGCCTTACTTCTGGCAGCTGAATCTTCATCGCGTCCTGATCCAATAGCACTGCACCAGGGAACGGAGCGCCCGACATTGGTAAGCCCGTCATCGGATCGATCACTCTCACCGTGGGGTATCCAGACAGGTCCGAGTTAATGCCGTACAACGTGCCCTTGCCTGAGCCCGTACCGCCAATTGAGAAGTACACCACCTTCTCATCATTTGGCCCATACGGTGTCACTCCCTCGAATTGTCCCTCAATTATCTGGTTTTGCAAGGCGATGCGCCCAGGATCCCATTGGCCATTCGAATCGATCGAGCCACCGCTGACTGATGAAGCTTGAAGTTTGGCTATCGTCTTTCCATCAAGTACTAGCGCTCTCCTGACTGAGTCAAGTGTCGGACGAACCCCGTCCGTAACCATGTCCGCCCAGTCGTGGCGCATCTGCTCCGCGATCTCATCCAAACTGGCACCAGCACCCACGTTGCCGCGCGACGCTTCGAACATGTCATAGTAGCCCTGCGCGTCATACGGTGGCATCTGCCCCGGCCACACCGGTACCGGCTGGCAGTTACAGTTCGGGTGGTACCGTGTCGGGCCCTCTGACGGCACCGGGGTGCCTCCAACCACATACGCCGCCGAGTTACCAGCCCTCACCACACAAAACGAGCACGCCTTCGGCCCCGGCACCAACCCCCACATCGGCCCCGCTGGATCCTGCGCCGCGTTCCATGTCACCGTGTCCCGGCCAGCCTGCTTGACAGCCACATCGAGGGCGTTCAGCAACCCCTGCGGGCCGTTCTGATCCCAACCGCCGTGCAACCAGTCGGTTAGCACCTGCTCAGACATGCCGTAGCGTGGTTGCGCCTCAAACTTGCCCAACCCGGCGACCTCGTCACGGTTCAGGTTGAAGTAGTCGACCGCGCCCTCAGCGGCCGCGCTACTGAACTCATAGGCGATCTTGTAGGCTTCGACCTCTGCGTCGGCTCGTGTCGCGTCCGGGTTGTCCGCAAGCCACGCCTCAAGGTCCCTGCGGGCATTCTGAGAGCCCCGCTCTTGCCACTCCGCAAAGATATTAGGCGGTACGGACATTGGTTATCCACCGTCTTGCACAGGGCCGCTAGGCTGGCTGGCGGCGATCTGGGCGAACATCTCCCGGCCCTGAGCCCGACGCTGCTCAGCCAACGCATTATCAATATCCGTCGGACTCAACCCCAACAGTCGCAGCCCCACCTTGGTGTTCGCCAACCACGGCACCGCCGACAGCTGCTTCATCCCCGCGTCAGCCTCCGCTGCTCGCGACAAGAACCTCGGATTCTTCCACTGGCACGTCATCGACGCCCACTCCGGTGGCACCTCGTTCATACCTTCAGCGATAGCCAGTGCCCGGCGTACCGTCCGCGACACCGCCGGCGTCCAATCATCGGTGGCACCCTCAGCCTCCGCGATAAGCTCATACTGGCTCGCATCGTACGAGTCCGCCGACGTCGGGTTACTCACATCGGTGATCGCCACCGCACTATCAGGCAACCCCGCCTCGCGGGCAAACATTTTCGCGTACGCGTTCAATCCTGCCAAGTGCGGTGTCGGGTCAGATGCCGCGAACTGCTTAACATCGGCTCTTGGCACCTGCGCTTCCTCATCATCCTGTATGCCCTTAATACGCCCCATACGTAGATCAAAAACGTCCTTACGCGACCCGTCGTCATTCTTAAAGATCGACTCATCCGCCCCTAACATCCACAACTCCGGGTAACTGTAGATGTCCAGATGGCCTTCCAGTCGCACCAGGGCACGCACCGCCGCATCTTGCAGGCCCATGGATGGCCTTGTGATACGGGAACGGCCAAACGGCCGGTCGGGGCCCCACTTGTACGCCAGCGGCTCGACCCACAGGCCATCCCAGGGCGTCGCGGGATTGTCAATTTGCCAACGGCCGTCGACAAGTAGCCCGGTGATAGTCCGGCCAGGTAGGTACAGCGCCCAATCAGTGGGGCGCCCGTTGTCCCAATCGTTGACCGTGAGCAGGTTCTTCATGCACCGGTTGCGCTTGTCCCAGTCGCCGATGGCGTGCAGTGCGTCACGGACATGCACCTGGCTTGTCAGCTTCTCACCCGGCGCCCCTTTCACGTTGATCAGGTACGACACGCCATACGTCAAGCTTGACGTCGCCGCCGAACTCAATGTCTGCCCGAGCATGTTGTCATCCCACACCTGCCCGTACGATAACGACTCCAAGTCGTTGTCCCACACCATGCCCTGCAACCGGCAACGTCTCGCCAGTAAATCGACCGGTTTCGCCGCCCAAGCCAACACCAACCCAAGCCTGTAGTACTGCGGTGGGACAACGCCATTCGTAACCAGCTTTAACGCCCGTTTGCTCTCGTAGTACGACAAGCGCAACAAGTTACGGGTTTTCTTCTGCTCCAGTGCGTCCAACAGGTGGTTCACCAAGTCGCGGTCGTCGCCCATCGACGACGGCAAGTTGAGAGGCTGGCTCACAACACCACCGCCTTCCTGTTGTTGGAAACGACCCGCTCACGCGGCCCCCGGCCGTAGCCGGAATGATTCTTTTTAATGCTCGCCAACCCCCACACCGCCAACGTTGCCGCCACCAGCGGGCTGATATCAGCGTCTTCAGTGCGACGATTCCATGCCCAACCACCAGCAGTGCCAACCTGACGTTTACCGGCCGCCGCAACCGCCTTGTTCAACTGGTCCTGGTTATAATGCGACAACTTGCCAGAGTTCACCCGGTCCATGAACAACCCGCACGCCTCCACCATCTGCCGTGTCCCCGTCACCGTCACATTAACCCGCGCCGCCTCCAAGTCCGCCTGCAGCGCTGCCGCCGGGCTGTACGAGTCAATCACCACCGGCACCCGGCGCCTCGACGGGTCAGACAACCACTCCAACACTTTCCCCGGGCCGGCCGACGTATCAACCGACAACGCCAACTCAACATGCACCCCGGCTGCGCTGTCACACGCCACCGCAATTGATGCCCGTGACCTGTCCGGGGTCATGTCGACAGCGAACACACGGCGGGCGTCCTCGGCCGGTGCCCGCGACGTCATCAACCCCAACCACTTCCCCATAGGGATAACCTCGATCGATGCGGCCGCTGACCACATGCCCAACCGTTCCCGGGCGAACCCCGAGTCATCCATCAAGGCGCGTTCATTCTCAACCGCACCCGGCGTTATCCTGAACCCCAGCGCCGGGTTCGTGAGAGCCCACAACGTCGCATCGTCCAAGCCGTCCAGTGATTCGTCCAGCATTGACTTCGACAGCGCCCACTCAAGCCAAGCTAGCCGACGCCGGCTCCCCGACAACGCATCCGCCCTGGTTCGCTCGAAAACCTCGCCGTTCATGAACTGCGAAGGCGGGGTGCCTGTAAGCACAATCTGCGGGTCATGCGACGGCGCTGCCGACAACGTCGGTAACAGCGCCTCCAGCGACTCGTCCGACAACTCTTGCGCCTCATCGCATATCAAATCATCGACAGTGAACCCGCGTCCCGAGCTTTTTGACCGGGCGATAAAGGCGATCATCCCTCCATTCGTCAGAGTGATCGACTCCTGCCCGTTCGCGTACCGAACCGAGCTAACCAGCGCCGCCAGATCCGGGTTACGCGTGTCATCCTCAAAAAACCCCGCCAGCCGTAGGAAAGCCTCCCGCGCAGTCTTCACCTGGTGCGCCGTGTGTAAAATGCGCCGCCCCATATCAGCCAGCTTGAACAGCTCTACCATTTCAAGCACCGCATTTTTACCGTTCTGCCGGGGAACCGCCAAACCGCACCGATCAGCCGCCCACCTCGT